ACAATGAGCCAACAGGAATAAAACTTCCTTACATTGTTACGATAGATGAAGGAACATCTAAAGTTTTGTCAGTTAGAAGAAACTGGACGGAAGGTGACGAGTATCACCGTAAGCAGCATTACTTTTCACACTACAAGTTTTTACCCGGTCTTGGTTTTTACGGTTTTGGTTTATTGCATATGATTGGCGGTTTAGGTCGCTCTGCAACATCAATTCTTAGACAATTAATTGATGCCGGAACATTAGCTAACTTACCTGCTGGGTTTAAAACTAGAGGTATTCGCATTAGAGATGCGGATGAACCGTTATCCCCTGGTGAATTTAGAGATATTGATGTTCCTGGTGGAGCGTTAAAAGAAAGCATTATGGCATTGCCGTACAAAGAACCTAGTCAAACTTTATCAACGCTACTTGGTTTTGTTGTAGATGCTGGCAGGCGATTTGCTGCTATTACTGACATACAAGTGGGCGATGGTAATCAACAAGCAGCGCCAGGTACTACAGTGGCGCTCTTGGAAAGAGGCTCTAAGGTAATGTCTGCGATACACAAACGCTTACATTACGCACAAAGAAAAGAATTTAAGATGCTGGCAAAAATCTTTGCCGAATCTTTGCCTCCAGTGTATCCATATAATGTGGTTGGCGCAGAGACAGCAATTAAGCAGCAAGATTTTGATGACCGAGTAGATGTATTGCCTGTATCTGATCCGAATATATTTTCCATGTCGCAACGGATGGCTTTAGCTCAAACTCAATTGCAGTTAGCGCAAAGCAACCCAGAGATGCACAATTTGTACGAGGCTTACCATAGAATGTATGAGTCTATTGGGGTGCAGAATATAGAGGCTATTTTACCGCCCCCAAAACAGCCCGTACCAACAGATCCTGCTATAGAAAACGCAAAAGCTTTAATACAAGAGACTTTACAGGCGTTTCCAGAGCAAGATCACGATGCACATATACAGTCGCATTTGCTTTTTATAAAAAGCCCAGTGGTTTCTACTACGCCTCCTGTGTTTGCGTTGTTACTGGCTCATATTTGTGAGCATGTTGCGTTTAAAGCAAGAGCAACGGCAAACAATGAGATGCAACAGATTATGGAGCAAGCTATGCAGCAAGGACAACAATCTCCGCAAATACCGCCAGAGGATGTTGAAAAAAGGGTTGCTCAGTTAATTGTTGGGTTTACTAATGAGGTTGTCATGGAACTAAGTCCACCGGCAGAAGGTCAAGAAGATCCGTTAGTAGAACTAAGATCTAAAGAAATAGATATAAAAGCGGCGGATGTTCAGAGAAAAGCAGATGAATTTGCTGCCAAGCATCAGCTTGATGTTCAAACAGAAGTTCAAAAACAGCAACTGGCCAGAGAAAAAATAGATTCTCAAGAAGATATAGCGTTGCTTCGAGCAGAAGTTAACAGAGAACGTATTGATAGAGTTGGCGGAACTGGTAGAGGTGAATAATGGCAATTAGTAGAGGAAACATTAGCAAGCAATTAACCGGGCAAATGGCTAAACAAACAGGAATGACCAAACCCGAAGCAGAATACTTGCTTAAAAAGGGTAAAGAGTTAAACGACATGGAAGGGTTTGAAGAAGGCGGTTCCGTCCATGAGATTAGAGCCTATAATTTTAAAGGAGTATTTTAGATGGGTAAAGAAAGAGATCTTACCAAACAAGAAATTAAAGAACATAACCGAAAAAATAAAAATAAAATCAAAGGCGGAACAACTTCTACAGAAGACGGAGTAGAGTTTACTTTTTTAGAGCCTGACGAAAAAGCTACTAAAAGAGCAAAAAAAATTGAAAAGCAAGCGGTTGATCTGTTAAGTGGCGGTGGTTCGGTTAGAGGAACACAGGGTCAAACGTCTGGCAAAAATTTTAGCGGTATTTATTGATTAATAATTCAATATGCCATATTCTTTGATTCATGGCAGATCCTACAACTTTTGCGTATTTAGTGTTAAAAAGAGTACAGGAACGTATTACTTTAACACAAGAAGCTATCATTCATGGTACGGCTAAAGAATATGCGATTTATAGAGAGTTAGTAGGTGAGCTTAGGGGGCTTCAATATGCCGAACAAGAAATCAAAGACGCTCTTAGTTCATCGGAGGAAGAATGACTAAAACGCTTTATGTACCAGACCATGTTGCTGCTGAAGAAAATGAAAAGCGGCAAGCAACAGTGGCTTCTGCTTATGTTGAGAAAGAAGAAAAAGTATTAGATCCTACCAGGCTAGATCTTTCGTTAAACGAAAGACTGCCACAGCCAACCGGCTGGAGAATACTGGTTATGCCTTATTCTGGTAGAAAAACATCTGACGGCGGAATACATATACCCGATTCCGTTAGAGATAGAGAAGCATTGGCAACAGTTGTTGCTTATGTTTTAAAAGTTGGACCATTGGCTTATGCAGATCCAAATAAATTTGGAGAAGGCTCAAGTCCTTGGTGCGAAGAAGGTCAATGGGTTTGTATTGGCCGTTATGCCGGAGCTCGATTTAAAATAGATGGCGGAGAAGTTCGTATTATTAATGATGACGAAGTTATTGCCACTATTGTTGAGCCCGATGATATTAAACATGTCTAGAAAGAAGAAAGTCATTATAGGAAGACTGCGACATGCCAGAGGAACAAAAAATAGAAATAGGTGATTCGGAAGAATCTGAAGTAGCTGTTACATTAGAAGAAGTTGAGGAAAAAGAAATTCCTCAAGCTCCTGTTGTAGAAGCTTCAAAATCTGAAGAAGAAACTAACTCTGAAGAGTTAGAAGATTACAGCGATGGCGTAAAAAAACGCATTGCTAAGTTAACAAAAAAGTATCGAGAAGAAGAACGTCAAAAGCAAGCCTCTATTGAGTTTGCTGAAAATGTTCGTAAAGAGAACGAAGATTTAAAAGCTCGTTTAAATAGTTTAGACGCGGGTTTTGTAAAAGAAGCGGATACTCGAATATCTTCTCAGATAGATACAGCGAAAAGAATTCTTAAAGACGCGCATGAATCAAATGACTTTGATAAAATTGTAGAGGCTCAAGAAGTTCTAGCCTCCTTAGCTGTTGAAAAGGATAAGGTTTCTAACGCCCAACGGCAAAGAGAAAGTCAGGCAGAGAAAGCTGAAAACAAGCTTCCAGAGCCTAATCAAATAAGGCAGCAAGCCGCTCCACAACCAGATTTAAAAGCTCAAGAATGGGCGAGTAATAACTCTTGGTTTGGAGAGGATGAAGTTATGACTCAAGCCGCTTTTGCTATTCATCGTATGTTGGTCGAAGACGAAGGATTTGACGCGCAGACTGATGAGTACTATAGTGAAATTGATAAGAGACTTATAAACGAGTTTCCACAGAAACTAGGTTCTAAGACTCAAACAACCGGGGGAAGCCGCAAAGTTGCGTCAGCCGAAGCTTCCGCATCCCGCAACAAGGGTGGACGCAAAACTGTGAAATTAACACCTTCGCAAGTCGCAATCGCCAAGAGGTTAAATGTACCTCTTGAAGAATATGCTAAATACGTGTGAGGAATAAAGTTATGAGTGAAACAGAAAACACAACTGTCAAAAAGTCTGCCCGGACGCCTAGAGCCAATCAAACACGCGCAGGGCAAGCGCGCCGACAACCGTGGAGGCCACCATCTGTATTGGATGCACCCCCCGCACCAGAAGGATTCAAACACAGATGGATTAGATCTGAAGTTATGGGTTTTGATGATCGTAAGAACATATCTGCCAGGTTAAGAGAAGGCTGGGAGCTGGTTCGAGGTGATGAATACCCTGATTTTGACATACCAACTGTTGAAGACGGCAAACATGCCGGAGTCATAGGTGTAGGAGGATTACTTCTGGCAAGAGTCCCGGTTGAAGTCGTGCAGGAACGTAACGACTACTTTCGCGGTGTAACGCGCGATCAAATGTCGGCTGTTGACAACGACTTAGCTCGTGAACAGCACCCAGCGATGCCTATCAGTAACCCTGACAGGCAATCTCGTGTAACTTTTGGCGGTCCTCAAAGCGAGGACTAGGAGAAAAAAATGGCTAATATTAATGGAAGTTTTGGTCTACGCCCTTTAAGTAAATTGGGCGGAGGGTCAAATTCCACTGGTCTTACAGGCTATACTCCTTATGAAATTGCTAGTGACAACTCTGATAAAATATACCACGGACAATTGGTTATTCCTCTTGCTTCTGGGTACATTGACCACACAGCTAACGCTGCTGGTGGAACAGTAAGTCATCTAGGCGTTTTCCAAGGATGTCAATATGTCTCAAGCACCACTGGAAAAACAGTTTGGAGCAACTACTGGCCCGGTTCTGGGGCAGATAGTAATCATCCAGTTCAAGCATTTATAAATGACGACCCTAGTCAGCTATATGTGATTGCAACGGATGCTTCATGGACTAGTAAGGCAAATGCTCGTGCAAGTGTCTTTTTAAACGCAAACTTATCTACAGGTATAACAGGAACTGATGCTACAGGTCTTTCATTAGGACGTTTGGCTATCAGCACTCTTGCTACAACCAACAGCCTAGCACTTCGTGTTATGGGCTGGTTAGATGATGTTGAAAATGCTGATTTCGCTTCTGCTGGAATCGGTGCAATCGTTCGGTTGAATAACTCTTTCAATGCGCCTACGGGCTCCATTGCTTCGGGTACACCTTCAACCACTGGCGTATAGGAGTATATGAGAAATGGCTATAAGTAGAGCACAACTAGCTAAAGAGCTAGAGCCTGGACTCAATGCCTTATTCGGTATGGAGTACGCCAGGTATGATCAAGAAGACAAAGAGATCTATGACACTGAATCTTCAGAACGAGCTTTTGAAGAAGAAGTAATGCTGGCAGGATTTGGTTCTGCGCCAGTTAAGTCAGAAGGTTCTGCTGTGTCTTTTGACGACGCGCAAGAAGCGTATACCGCACGGTATACACATGAGACTATCGCTCTTGCTTTTTCAATAACTGAAGAAGCAATTGAAGATAATCTTTATGATCGTCTTGCATCACGTTATACAAAAGCGTTGGCGCGCAGTATGGCTCACACTAAACAGGTGAAAGCTGCTGCAACCTTAAATAATGCTTTTGATAGCACTTTTGCAGGAGGCGACGGCAAAGAGCTGTGTGCTACTGATCACCCTTTGGTGACAGGTAACACGCTTCGCAACGAGCCAAGCACTGCTGCTGACCTAAACGAAACAAGCTTAGAAAACGCACTTATTGACATTGCAGGATTTGTCGATGAGAGAGGTTTGAAAGTATCTGTTCGTGGATTAAAGTTGATTGTCCCATCTGCATTGCAGTTTGTTGCGGATCGTCTTCTTGAGTCTACACTTCGTCCGGGTACAGCGGATAATGACGTAAATGCTACTCGAAACATGGGGATGCTACCGCAAGGGTACGTTGTTAACCATTATTTGACAGACACTGATGCGTTTTTTATTAAAACAGATGCTCCTAGAGGATTTGTTCATTTTGAGCGTATGGGAATGTCTACCAAGATGGAAGGTGACTTCGACACAGGTAATGTTAGATTTAAGGCTCGTGAGCGTTACAGCTACGGGTACTCAGATCCACGTTGCGTATACGGTTCTCCAGGAGCCGCGTAATACTTTTAAAGTATATGAAAGGGGGCATTGCGCCCCCTTTCTTTTTTGTGTACCCTCAGTATAACTAGGATTTTTATAAGCTATAATTGACTGCCCTAGCAGACACTTATTATGAAGTTATAGCGAAACCTTTAATAAGGAGGTCGGCCAAATGGCTAACACAACTTTTAACGGACCAGTTCGTTCAGAAAATGGTTTTAAAGTAATTTCAAAGAATGCAACTACAGGTGCTATTACAGACACTGCTGTAATTGCTTCTACAGGTATTGTAACTAACAAATACGTTAAACATGTTGGCTTTGCCACAGGCGTAACGGTCAACACAACTGCTGGTGACAGTCCTACTATTGGTGAATTTACCCAACCAGCAAACACTATCATTACAGACATTAAAATATTTTGTGACGTTTCCCCTGTTATTGGAACTGGTGACATTGGTTATGAAGTTGGAACTAGTAGTTCTGGCGCACAGATAGTAGCCGCTGTAACTGACGAAATTTTAGATGGCGGTACAACTGTTGTTGCACACAATGTAACTGTAACTAGTTTAGTCCTTCAGACACAGAGTAACATAACTGCCCCTGCTTCTGTTCAATACACAGACACTGAAAGAACTATCTACTGCAACATTACCAACACGGTAGACGCCACAACTGCGGGTTCTTTTACTTTTATAATTGAATACGTCCAAATAGCGTAAGGTAAACACGGTTTAGGTGGGGTTAACCCACCTAAATTGTAGGAGTTTTATATGTCAGATATTCAAGTAAAAACGTATACTAGCGGTCTTTCCGCTTCTACTGCGGCACTTGCGGCTTTACAAACGACATCCGGCACTGCTGCGATGACTTTGACCGATGCTGCTACCGCAGGAACTTTTCACACTACGGGTTTAGCCGCTAAAGTAACGCTAACTTCTGGTGGAAATATTTCAGGCGTAACTATAACGGTTACCGGAACGGACATTGCAGGAAATGCTCTGACTGAAGATATTACCGGGCCAAATAACGCTACAGTTACTGGAACAAAATTTTTTAACACAGTTACTTCAGTTGCAGGAGATGGTTCTATTGGAACTAATACTTCTGTCGGAGTTGCCGCAGGAACTACTGGTGGTCAAGCCGTTGTTTTTGCAGGAAGAGCAAGGTTAAAAGGGTTTCACTGTACCACTGGCGGCACAGTTGCCAATATAACGTACTATGACGAATCTCCTATAAGCGGGACAAGCATTTTTTCAACTCAGGTAGCCACAACAACGCACGATTATATAGAGCCTTCTGTGCCAGATGATGGCGTTGTTTTTCCAAACGGGATTTATATAGATATTCCTGCCGGAGCTTCTGCAAGCATAACTACTTTTTATGCCTAGTGATTGCTAACGATTTTTTAAGGAGATAACAATGGCGACTTCTGGTTCGGTTGATTTTAATTTAGATATGGCCGAAATCACAGAGGAAGCCTTTGAGCGCTGTGGTTTAGAGCTTAGAACAGGGTATGATTCTAGAACTGCTCGTAGGTCTATGAATCTTTTGTTTGCAGATTGGGCAAATAGGGGTTTAAATCTTTGGACTGTAGAGCAAGTAACACAATCTTTAGCTAATCTTTCAGCAACTTCTGCGGTTACCTCTTATCCCGTAGGCACTATAACGGCTACGGTAGGAGCTTCTACTAATCTTAGCGTTGGAGAAACGATTACTGGGGGAACCAGTGGTGTAACGGCTTCTGTTATTACAAAGCCAAGTTCAACTACTATAACGATAACAGTTCCTTCTGGAAATTTTACAGCCGGAGAAACGATTACTGGCAGTTCAAGTAGCGCAAGCACAACAATATCGTCAGACCCAAGTTTAGCTAACAGTCAGGCCAGTGTGGACATGCTAGAAGCTGTGGTTCGCAGAGATGGCTCTGATGTAAGTATTACTCGAATTAATCGACAAGATTATTTAACAATCCCGGATAAGACTACTCAAGGAAGACCAACTCAATTTTACATAGATAGGCAGATAACGCCTACAGTAACAGTTTGGCCGGCTCCAGAAAATTCTACTGACCAATTAATATACTATAGAATCAAGCGCATAGAAGATGCAGATGCTGCAACTAACAATGCAGATGTGCCTTTTAGATTTTTACCTTGTTTGGTAGCAGGACTAGCTTATTACATAGCTATTAAGAAAGCCCCGGACCGAGTTCCGATGTTAAAGAGCATGTACGATGAAGAATTTCAACGTGCTGCGTCAGAAGATGCCGAAAGAACCGCTTTACGTCTTGTTCCGTCTTATTCTTCTTTGAGAATCTAACATGGCTAGGTTTGCTTCTGGAAAATACGCATTAGGCATTTCAGATAGATCTGGCAGGTCTTATAAGATAAAAGACATGATTATGGAGTGGAATGGCCTTTTTGTAGGCAAAGACGAGTATGAAGCTAAACAGCCTCAGTTAAATCCAAGACCTGTAAAAGCTGACCCACAATCTTTACGCATAAGCCGACCAGCCAGAGAAGAACCTGCTGTAGAGGTTTTGCTTCCATTTAATCCTTTTACTTCAGGTTCTAGTGGTTCAGCGGTAATTACCGTTAATGAACCAGGACACGGCAGAAGTACAGGGGATACGGTAACTTTTAGGTCTTGTGAAGCATTTGATGGGTTTACTGAAGCCGTTTTAGAAACAGCGGCTGGTTTTGCTATTACTAAAGTAAACGCAGACAGCTACACATTTACTGCCAGTAGCGGAACAGCTACTAGCGGCAATACAAAGGGAGGCGGTGGCTTTGCTTCCGCAGGTCCCGTAACAGTGAGTGCGTGATATGGCTTTTACATTTACAACTTTAAAAACAGCGATACAAGATTACACCCAGAACACGGAAACGACGTTTGTTAATCAACTGCCGACATTTATACAAAATGCGGAAGAGCGTATTTTAAAAGAAGCTCAACTAGATTATTTTCGCAAAAACGCTACTGGGGTAATTACTTCTGGAAATAAGTTTTTATCTAAGCCAGATGATTTTTTAGCGCCTTTTTCGTTAAGTGCCGTTAACAGCTCAAATAACGATTTTTTGCTGTACAAACACGTTACGTTTTTACAGGATTACACACCAAACCCAGCTACCACAGGTACACCGCAGTACTACGCTGATTTTGATGATACAACTTTTTTAATAGCGCCTACCCCAGATCAAGGGTATTCCACAGAAATACACTATTTTTATCGGCCTCAATCTATAACCGCGACTAGCGATGGGACAAGCTGGTTAGGTACAAATGCTACTCTAGCAATGCTTTACGGCTCTTTAGTTGAGGCATATACTTTTATGAAGGGAGAGCAAGATTTATTGACCCTATACAATGGAAGATTTACCGAAGCTCTGCAATTTTTGAAAAACTTGGGTGAAGGCAGAAATTCTAGGGATGAGTATCGATATGACTCATTGAGAAGAGATGTTTCGTAATTATGGCTATAACAGAAGCAATGTGTACATCATTTAAACAAGAAGTGCTTGAAGGGGTACATAATTTTAAATCCTCTGGGGGTCACACGTTTAAAATAGCTTTGTACACATCGAGCGCAAGTTTAGATGCTACAACCACAGCCTACACTACTTCAAACGAGGTAAGCGGAACAAACTACGACGCAGGGGGATTTACTCTTACAAATAAAAGTCCGGAAACAACGGGAACTACTGCTGTTTGTAGCTTTGAGGATGCTTTTTGGAATTCATCAAGCATAACCGCTCGTGGGGCGTTGATATATAATTCATCTCAAAGTAACAAAGCTGTTTGCGTGTTAGACTTTGGAGTTGATAAAACTAGTAATCCAGATTTTAGGATAGACTTTCCGGCTGAAACAGCAACCGGTGCATTAATAAGGTTTGCATAATGGCTAATACAACATACAGTGGCTGGAGTAGAGGACAATATTTTTCTGGTCCATACGGGCAACCAGTTGTAGATGAATTTAAAGTTACTGGTGTTCAAGCTACCGGTCAAATTGGTTCAGTTAACACATGGCTTCCAATTGATGACTCACAAACGCCTAGCTGGAGCACGATAACTGACTCACAAACACCTAGCTGGGCGCAAATAAACACAGCGCAAACACCCAATTGGAATGATATAGCGGCTTAAAGGACGAGCAAATGGCAAGTACATATGTAAACGATCTTCGGTTAGAAGAAATAGGCACAGGAGATCAAAGCGGCTCCTGGGGTACAACAACCAATACAAATCTTGAATTAATAGCGGAAGCATTTAGTTACGGATCTGAAGTAATAGCTAATTCGTCAACACACACCATAACACTTGCTGATGGAACTTCTGATGAGGCTAGAAGTCTTTATTTAAAATGTACTGGTGGTGGGCAAGCTTGCACGGTAACGATTGCCCCAAATACGCTTTCTAAAGTCTGGATAATAGAAAACGCAACCAGTTATACGCTTACCTTTTCTCAAGGAACTGGAGCAAATGTTGCTGTTTTAGCGAGTCAGGTAAAAATGATTGCTACTGATGGAGCAGGTGGTGGCGCGGTAGTTTATGATTTATTGACCGACGTTAACTTAGCCGGCACAACAGTGTACAGCGCTTTAAATGATGGAACTACTACTTTAACCAGTACAGTTGCAGAGTTAAATATATTAGACGGTGTTACAGCTACTGCCGCAGAGTTAAATATTCTTGATGGCGTAACCAGCACTGCCGCAGAATTAAACTACAACGACACCGGGTCTGCTGTTGGTACAGTAGTAGCAAGCAAGACTGTTACAGTTGATGCAAATAAAGATGTAGCGTCTTTCCGAAATATTACGTTAACAGGTGAGCTAGATGCCGGAAGTCTTGATGTATCAGGTGACGCAGATATAGATGGAACTCTCGAAACAGACGCTTTATCTATAAATGGAACAACCGTTACCAGTACGGCAGCAGAATTAAACATTCTTGACGGTGTAACTAGCACAACAGCAGAACTTAACATCCTTGATGGTGTTACCAGTACAGCAGCAGAATTAAACTTAGTTGATGGAATTACAGCAGGGACTGTTGCAGCATCCAAAGCAGTTATTGTAGATAGCAACAAAGACATTACAGGATACAGAAACCTTACGTCAACAGGCACTATTACGGCTGCTACCAATGTAACAGTTAGCTCTGACGTGCGGTTTAAATCAAACATTGAAACTATTAATAGCGCATTAGATAAAGTAAAAGCCATGCGCGGTGTGTACTTTGATAAACATGGTGTTGAAGACAGACGCTCTGTAGGTGTTATTGCACAAGAGATGCAAGAGGTCATGCCTGAAGTAGTGGTTACAGATGACACAGAAGATAAACATTTATCGGTTGCCTATGGCAACTTAGTAGGCGTATTGATTGAGGCAGTTAAAGAATTGTCAGAAGAAGTAAGTGTGTTAAGAAAAAATGTTCAAACGATTGAATTTGAGGATTCTTAACAATGGCGGTCACAAGTTCAGCTCCTATCAGCATAACAGACCTTGTTACTGAATTTGGCGGTAGCGCCCCTCATTCTTTAACGGAATATTACCGTGGTGGCAGCCTTGTTCCTAACACTACAGCTAACAACAGTGTTCCTACTAGCGGTGCTATATCACTAACAGACTTTTTTGGAGCCAGTGCAACTACCGGGACAGATGATTACACTATAACCATAGGCTCTGGTACTTTTGGTGGTTTTATATCTGCATATGGGTTTACTTCAGTCGCCAATAGTGCAAGTTTTGCGTTTGGATCAATAAGCTCAAATACTATAGGATTTAGTGGGTTTAATGTAACTATCGAAGCTGTGTATTCTTTACTCAATCAAATAACTTTTAAAGCCAGCACCAATCCCGGAAACAGTGGTTGGACATCAATGACTATAGGAAGCACTACTTTTAACCGTACTGATGCTACATATACTTCTGGCTCTATTGCTACATGGCAATGGACTTCTTCAAACGTAATTGGTACTTCAGGAACACAAACGGTGTCTTGGCAAGAATAGGATAATTAAATGGCAAGTTCGTATACAAGCAACTCAGGAATAGAAAAGCCAGCCGAGGGCGACCAGACAGG